CAAAATGCACGCTGGCAGTGTCCCTGTCCTCAAGCGCGGCGCGCTGGAAGTCTTCTTCGTATATTTGTTTCAAGGCGCCGGTGCGATCTGGTGCGTACTTGAGGGACAGCATGTAAGCCAGCCCTGAAGCCAAGCACGGCAGGAACCTGAAGTTTACGTCGGCCGTGTTGGTATAGCCGCCTGCGTCCTGTATGCGTCGAATACGGTAATACACAAAGGTGTAGTTCGTATCCGCTGTTGGATAGAAATACACCTTCGGGGTATTGGTGCGTTCAACGTAGTACTGGGCCGGCCGTGCTTGCGTCAATTTGTCAGGCATGTCGAGATAGTCTTCACGACTGATCCGATCCAGCGAAATGTCTTGCTGCTGACCGTTGATCGTCTGCCGGATCACCGCCGAGAGCACGTTAATGGTATCGGTGCTAAGAGAAATCACCCGGCTGCCCTGCACAAGCGAATAGGTCGCTTCCTCAATCGTCCAAAGATTGAGTCCCCTATTCGCCCAGTCAAGGAACAGCAAATTCAAAGAACGACGAGCGGACGACAGCTGGTAGCCAGCCGTCATCCGCATCCCACAACGCTCAAAGGCCTCTTCGACGAGATCGTCGATTTGGAGGTTGAAGTCCGTCGTTCCTGAAGTAGCCATCAGTTACACGCCATGCCGCCTTTGCGGTATTTACGCATCATGCCGCCACCCATCATGCCCATTGCCATTTTCTTGCGCGGGCTGACGGCCATGCCGCCATCCGCCATCATGGCACGGCCACTGGCATCCTTGGATTTCATCTTCATGGCGCGACCTTTTTTGTCTGCCATGCCGCCCTTAGCCATCATGACAGGGCCACTGGTTTTGCTGGTCTCAGAGATCATACGATTCTTCGGACCGCTCCCTACACACCCGCCGCCCTTGGTGGCGATTCCCATTCCACGTCCAGCCATGTCACTTACCTCTTTTATGTGCCGAATCTTTCATCAGTTTGCCGTCAGGCATCCGATGATAGCCCTTTTTAACTGCCCCGCCTTTTTTCATCTTGCCTACACCATCGGCAGCAAAGGCCGGAACCTTCTTGCCACCTTTAGTTACCATCTTCAGCTTGTTCTTCATCAGATGCTCCTGTGGGTTCGTACTTTACGTGCAATCTTTTTAGGCTGCTTTGAGAACTGCTTGCCCTTGCGCGTATCCTCACGTTTCTTGCGTGACGTAGCAGCATACTCTGCCGAAGTCAGTGCATTGATCGCAGATTCAGGCAAATAACGCTCTCCGGTCTTGCTGGAAGGCTTGCCTGATTTGGTTCGCCACTTCTGCTCGGTCCACTTCTTCAGGGACTCCTGCGGCTTCTTCACTCAGTGTCCTCGGCGTTCAACCCTGCTTCTTCAAGAACTAGGCTTTCAAGCTCCTCCTGAGTACCACAAGTGCATGGCCCTTCGTCATGGCTGGCGCAATCCAACATGTGCCCGTCAATCATTTGAACAGGACCACTTGGCAGATTCCTTTTCCAACCGTCTTTAATGCGAAACGCTTCGATATTAAGCACGATAACCCCCGCCAGATTCCTTGTACTTTTTAGCTAAAAGCTGCGCTTTACGGGCGCTCCATTGCCCTGCCTTAGTGCCCTGCGTTGCCTGCCCCTTGATTTGATTGAACAGTCGCTTCCGCAGCTCGGGCTTTGTGTAGTTGCCCGCTGCGTTGACTTTCGACTTCTTCGGAGCCGCTTTCTTCATCAGCATTTCCACCGTCGTCGAGCCTGCCGAAGCCGGCTGTTAGGGTCCTTCGCTGCTTCCGGGAACTGCTTCATCTGGCCGGCCGAGCGGGCACAGAACGACTTGCGTCGCGCTGCGCGGGCGCCCGTAGGGCTCTTTTCAGTAACAGCGGTCTGCAGCTTACTTCCGGGGTTTGCCCGACGATAAGCTGCAACACCTTTTGCTGTCATGCCTGCACCAGACTTGGTGGGCCGGAAATTACCCGACTTCACCGAAGTCTTGATGCCCATGCCCTTACTGCGCGTTGCCATTAGGCAGCGGCTCCGCCTTCAAAGAACAACGTAACACTCGTCACTTCAGCACTGCTGACATCGATAAACACCCCGGTTTCAAACAAGACGCCCATATCTGGGATCATCAGGTCATATCCGCCAGCAGCAGCAGGGGTGGTAATTGTCGCTTTTGTAGTGCCAGACGAGGTCGTTCCGTCTTTAAGAGCAAAGGACGCCGCCGTGTTTGTGCAGGTGAAATAAACACCTACTACACGGGTGCGTCCAGTTATCGCAGAGGCATCTGCCGTCTTGGTGACGACTTGGATGTTGCTAAAGCTCATGCGAGCCCCCTATTAGCGGGTTTCAACCGCAATAATGTAGTCCAGAATCGTCTCGCGAGTACCCGAGGCGCTGCCCGATAGGCTCATTGCAGCAACCGTCAGGTTTTCGTCATCCGGAATATTGGTGGTGTGGGTCGCCACCGAGTTGCCGTTGACAAAGAACTCAACACTTCCCGTGCTGTTTACAGCAAAGGCAAGCACGACGTAGGTGTTGTCAGCAAGATCAACCAACGAGTCCGTGGAGGTTTCAGTGCCATTCTTTTCCGTCTTGCAGAGAATGGAGGCATTGCCGTCGTCCACTTGAAACACAATGCGATCCGCTGCGGTCAGCATGTTCTCGGGATTGGTGGCAAAGTTGACGGTAAGGCCAGCACAGATGTCTGTCTGGTCTGCGTCGTTACACTTCAGACGAGTCTGGAAAAAAATCATCTTGTCAGTAGCAACTGCAAACACCTCGTTGCCCTGAATCGACGCACCATCGTTGTCCGTGGTAGCAGCAGAAGCAAGTGTAACCTCTCCGCCAACGGTATCCGCGACGATGGAAACAGAAGCCCCAGTATCCTTGACAACAGTCCAGTCGTTGGTGGAGTCAAACGCTACACCAGTGAAGTCGTCAATGATTGAGAAGTAAGCAGGGTTGATGCCAATAGGCATCTCCGCCATACCGGCAAGCGATTCGCTGGTGTTTTTACCAGAATAGAGTACGGGGCCAGAAAAGTGGGTATTAGCCATTGCAAGTTCCTCACATGCGAGTTAAGGAGGCAGTCTGCATGTCGTCGGCCCGGACCGTCTGCTCTCCCGGTTGTTCCGGGGATGCTGAAACTATACAGCAAATTACAAGAAAAAAAAGGGGGACCGAGGTCCCCCTTATCAAGCTTCCCACCAACAGGTGTTTAACCGCCGGGCGAGCCAAAAAGGCCGCGAGGATCGCTAAAGCCAAAGCTGTAACGTTCACGGGCCTTGTAGCGCACGTTGCCGGTATCGAAGTCACCTTCAAAACCAGTCTTAATCGCTACACGCTGGAACATCTTCATGCCGTTCGGGGCGTCCGTCTTGATGAAGTACGCATCCGGGTCCGTCAGGAAGTGGTTCACTTTATACCCCTGCGGAATCATCCCCATATTTTTAATGGCATTGATGTCGTTATCTGCAGTGCCAACGCGAAGCGTGGACTTCAGGATACGATCTGCCGTGAACTGCAGTTCTTTCGGGATGATGAGCTTGAGGCCCTGTACAGCGATCTTCAGGCCACGTTCATCCGTGAACGCAGCAATGTCGATCAGAGACTGCTCAAGAGAAGTCTCGGACAGGTCAGCCGGTACAGAAAGCTCGTTACGAAGGTCAGGACCGGTCAGAGTCGGGTGGTCCGTAGCGCAAAGCGGCTTACCGTCACCACCCGTAGAGGTAGTGAAAGCACCGTTCAGCACTGCGGCTGCCTTGATCTGCTTGGTCTGAGCCATAGAACGAGCCAGTGCCTTCGTGTAACGGGCAGAAAGACGGTCGTAGAGGTTATCTTCGACTGCTTCTTCCGTCAGCGAGAAGGCCAGAGCAATGGTCTCATGAGTGTACCGCGCGGTATAAACTTCTTGGGCGTTGTCATAAGAGACACCTGCACCTTCAGTTTTAACCGGGGCCTCGCCAAAACCGGATTCCATCACTTCTTCTTCAAATGCACGGTCAGAAGATTCGATGTCATAGATTTCGGCATGCTCATTTTCATAGTTCTTGTACTCCAAGCCAAACAGAGCGTTTAGGCCGGGTTCAAGTTCCTTTACAAGTTGTGCGCGTGAAATTGCCATGTGTTAGTCTCCTATTACTGTCCAGCAACACCGGCACTGCCGTACAGGTGCTCGTTGATTTTGACTACCACAACAGCAAATTCACCCACAGTATTGCCCGGTACGTTGTACAAGCCAATAATCTTTAGGTTCAATGCTGCAGTAGTAGCGATAGTGGACGTGTCCAACTCCATGGCGGACATCCCAGTGGTCGTGTTGCCCGTACCCACAGTAACATCGGCGTTTTTGCCGTAGTTACTAGCCTGAGAAGTCCCATCATTCTGGATAATGAACAACTGATTCGGGTCATCGATTACATCAGCATTGATCGTGCCCTGCGTGATGTTGATTGAACCCGGATAGAAGTTCTTCCATGTCGGCTTACCCGTGGTGGGATCAATGTAATTACAACCATTGAAC